TTTTATATAAATATTAATAGTTATTATTTTTGCGCAACTGGTTGTTCAGCTGGTTTTTGTTTTGTGTCAACATCAGATTGCATTTTGTTTAAGTAACTTAACATCATTTTATAGTTTTGATTACCTTCAAGACTGCTTAATTGAGATCCTTTTTTTCTTTGTATCCATTTAGCTACAGCTTCGATTACTCGAGCAAAATCTTTCGCATTAGTTACTGCTGATGACAACTTAGTTAAAGAAGGACCAACGCCAGCAACCGAAGTATCGGCTGCTGCGTCGTCTTTAAACTCATATAATTTTTTATCTTTTATCATTTGTTATTTTTTATTAACTTCCAAATTCTACACCAGTTGGTAAGATGTTGAAGTCTAATAAGATAAATTCAGCTGTACGAGTTGGTTGTAAGTAAATTTGTCCTACTAATTGATTACGATCAATTACATCTGGAGTATTGTTTGTATCATCCATTACAACTCTGAAGGCGTATAAACCTTGTCTTTGTTGTACTGATTCAAGATATGGGGTAACTGTGTTTATAAAAGCATTTCTTGTAGTAGCTGTATTTTGTTCAAATACTAAGTTTTCAGCTACGTTACCAATGTATCTCTTAAGCGCAATTAATAATCTACGAACATTGATACGATCTAAAGCACTAGCTTTTTTCTGTAATGTTTTCTGACCAAATGCAGCTACACCAATATTAGGGAAAGTAGAGATTGGATTAACTTTACCAGCATATAAATTATCACGATCTGTTGGAGATAATTTTCTTTCAGCTTGTAATACATTACCTAATCCACCTCTTGTTAAACCTGCTGGTGCGAACCATTCAGCACTTACATTATCGTTGAAAGCATATACACCCGGCATGATTGTTGAAGCTGGAACCCATACACGTTTACCAGTTTCTTGAGATATTACTTGAACCCAAGGCCAATAAGCACCAGCATAGTTAGTGTCTAAACCAGCCGCTTGATTAGTCACAGTTTTAAGTGTAACATTGTATGGTGATAAATCAGTGATATAGAAACAATCACCTCTGTTTTCAGCTAAACTGATAAAATTACCTACAGCTGAAGAGTGTAATGATTGGATCAAACCTGGAGTTGCTAATAAGGCGAAATCAAATTCATCTTTATTATTTAATAAAGCAGAAGCTGTAACATAGCTACCTTGAAGTAAACCTTGAGTTGTTGAACCAATATTATTAAATAATGTATTTCCAATAGTAGCTAAATCATCTCCTAAAGCGCCACCAAAAGCTCCACCCTTAGAACCACTACCATTTAATGGAATTGATTGTGTGTATTCGTTTTTAGCATTTCCAGCATTATCAAAATAATTTGGAGTTGTATAGTTAACTTGGCTCACACGAACATAGCGACTATTATTAGCATAATCACCTATAGTTTGAATATAGTATTGACCATCAGCATCTTTAATAGCTAATTTTCTTTGGTTACCTATAACCGCCTCTAAGTAGTTTGGTTGATTTGGATCTAATGATAAGTTACTAAATGTTTCTAAAACAGTCTTACTATTATCATTATCATCACCTTGACGAACTAATAATGTGAATGTACCACTTGAAGTGTTAGCATTTTGGATTTCCCATCTTACATTCATATTAGAACCACTAAGTAGAGCACCATCAGATAAAACAGCATTAGCTCCAGATCCTGAGTTGTTCATTAAAATACCAGTAGATAGAGTTTCTAAAACAAATGTTGGGATAGTACTTAAAGCAGTACCACCACCTCCAAATGCTGAAGATGAAGGGAATGAAGCAACATTGTAATAAAGATATTGTCCACCATAAACAGCAGTACCATTAAGAGAATTACCTGGACTTGAAGCTGATACAACTAATAAATTAGTTGATGAATCATAGCTAGCACTTAATTTAGAACTAATAGTTGTTGTATTGTTGATTATTGATACAGCACCAGCTCCAAAAGCATCAGCACCCCATGCTCCACCATTATAAGTGTTTATAAAATATGTGCTACTAAAATCATCATATCCTTGCCAGCTTGAAGCACCTATTCTAACATCATCAAATCCACCTAAAGTGAATATAACACCTTTGTTCCAATCATTAAACATATCATTAGTTAACACCATGCTCATAGTAGCATAAGCGCTAGTTCCACCACTTATACTGTTTGGAATAATACTAGATGTAGCTGAAGTATAAGTTCCATCAGTTACTCTTGTAATTAAAGCTGTAGTACCACCTTGTTGGAAATAGTTTCTAGCAGTTATTGATGTTAGGAACTCATAATTAGCACCACCACTAGTGAACAAGCCACCAAATTTGTTTTTGAAGTCACTATAAGAAGTAACTACAGTTGGTACGTTAACGGGGCCAGTAACAGTTGGACCTACTAAGGCTAAACCAACAGTAACTGGATTCTGTGTTATTTGAGATAAGTCATTCTCGCGTGTTAGAACACCTGGAGAAATTAATGTTTCTTGCGCCATGTTTTGAATAGATTTTGTCTAATGATAAATATATAGAGTGTGTTATAAAACGAAGAAGCCCCGACATTGCTGTCGAGGCTTTCTTCTATATTAACTCCTAACACCTAACAATACATATTACGGTTTTACTTCTCCTGTATCAAGATCAATAGATCCTTGACCATACTTTTCTTGCAACTGTTTAGCAATTTGTTTTTCCTTACTAATTAATTCTTTTTGCATTTCTAATAAAGATGATTTTTGTAATTCTAAATCACCTACAGCTTGAGCTAAATTAGTATATTCTTGTCTAAGATCTTTAACAGTTTGTAATTCATCCGCTGTTAATTTTTTTGCGATAACACTCATAATTATTTTTTAGCGGTTTTTTTAGCTGGTTTTTTAACTGGAGCTTTTTTAGTATCTGTTGATTTTTTCTTAGCTGCTTTTTTCTTAGCGATAATTTCAGCAATTGGAGCTGGTGTTACTTCAGGGGCTAAATCATCAATAAATGGATGAGTATCAGCATTTACTTCTTTTAAATCTTCAGCTTGTTGTTTGTTTAAAATCCAAAATCCAACAATAACGCTTATAACAGCAGCAATAATTAAAAATGTTACCATAATTTTTTTTATTTGATATAAATATATATAAATTTAAGAAAACAACCAAATTTATTTATAATGTTCTCCTCCTACCCATAAAACAAATGAGCGTCGTGTACCTTTAGTTATTGGTGTAACACGGTGCATCATATATGATGGGAATATAAATACTAAACCTTTATCTCTAGGTGCTTTAATAATATCATTTCCTCCTTTCCAATATTCTAAATCACCACCCTCATATTCATCTGGTCCTGATAATTGAACTGTAATTGATACTTTTCTTAATGATGGAGTACCTGGTCCAAAATCTTGATGCCATGTATAATGTCCATTCTCTGTAGCATAATATTCTGTATATTGGATTAAATCAGGCACTGAGTATAAATCAAAATGCCATAACGCGTTGTTGGCTTGAACAGCCATATCCATTAATTTAAGATATAACCAACTCCATTGTTGATTGTTTGGTATCCATTTAACAGATGATGATCTAATTTCTTTACCATTTGACTTTGAATTTATAGTGGATGCTTTTTCAAAATTCAATGTAGCTACATCTTTATAAATTTTATCTAATTCTTCATTATTAAAACCATTTGTAAAATAATAATAATTTTGAGGATCATTTTGTTCCTTTGAAAATAAATACATGTTTTAAATTTTAAATATATAATTTACATAGTTTTCTTGATCACCATATCTACTAGGTATGTCTTGTATATCACATCCATTAGTTAAATAAGCCCAGTCCTCAACACCTAATTCTTTAAATCTTTTATGTATAATATCATTATAGAAATTAGCTATAGTTCTAATACGTCTTTGAATATCTGATCTTGAATCAGCCTGGCTATTTTCATCTGTTTTATTTTGATGAAGATATATAAATTGAAGATAACCAAGAATTGGTATTTTACAAAACTTAGTTTTTAAAAATGTTCTTATAATTAATTCATAATCATCTGCTATTGTTAAATTTCTATTATGTCCACCTAAACTTAAGTAAACATCTCTACGCCAAGCTCTAATATGATTTGGTACTCCAACAATATGACGAATTGTTTTTGGATTTATATTATGTTGATCACAAACTTTTATTGTGTGTCCTTTATAATTTTCTTCTCTATATTTTCCATATCCAAGACCAAATCCTTCCTCATAAACATATGAGTCCATTTTTTCACTTACTTCAGCCCAATCTGTAAAAAAGAAACCAGCATCTGGATATGCTTGGCTAGCCATATGTAGATATTCAGTACATCTTTCAGTTAAAATATCATCATGGTCTAGTTCAGCTAATAAATAACCTCTACATAACATAGCGGCTTTATATTTTACATCACCAATATTACCATTACTTTTTTCTTTAAAGCTATATACCTTTACTCTATAGTCTTTAGCTGCTAATTCTTCAGCTATTTTTGTTGTTAATTCATCTGTAGAATCATCTACTAAAACCCATTCCCAGTTTATATAAGTCTGGTCTACTAAGGATTGATATGTTCTATATAACTTTTCTCCGGTTTTATAAATTGGGGTAAAAAATGAAATTAATTCAGATGTATTATCTTCTAACATTTGAACCATAGCGCAATAATATGCTTTAGTACCTAAATCTAGATCAACATCTTTTACATGAATCCATTTTTTTCTTATTTCAGCTGGTTGTCTATATAAGTTAGGAAAATCTTTATCACTTTCGCCTACAGTAACAATAGCATTTGGATTATAATTTATTAAAATAGAATCAATGTTATTGTCATTTGTAGTATAGAAAATATCTAACTTATCTTCTTCAAAATTATAAAGTTGCTTAGATCTAAGTTCTGGTAAACCTGGGCCTATATATAATATTCTTGGTAAATTAGCTTTCCTAGAAAATGTTAAATGATTATAATAACATAATACTTCATCTACAAAATGAAATTTATCAGCATGTTCTTTATAAAATGGTTCTATAAATCTACCATCAGCATCATATCCTTCCTCATATCGTCTTGTTTTATATAAATTAGCTTCAATTATATATTGAGCTGAATCTATATGTTGAAGTTTCATATGTTCAGGACCTATATCTCTAACTTTTAAGCCTGTAAAATCTTTACCTCCAATATATTGTTTATAGACAAATGCTTTTTTATCTGGGTTTTGTTTTATTGCTTTTTCAATACTGGTATAAAAATCAGAATGTAATATGTTATCATCATCTAATATACTTACAAATCCTTTATCAATAGTATCTATAATATCACTTAGTTGTGGATACAAGTAATCTGTACCATTACTTTCTATGTAATAAATTTTTGTTGGTAGTTGTTCTAATTCACTTATTAAAACCTTATTAAAACTTTTTACAATGCTAGTATCAAAAATTATATGCCAGGTCACATCTAAGGGACTAGGGAATACAGTGTCTCTAATGATTCTTAAATTACTTAATCTAGTGCAACGAGTTAATAAATGTAACTTTATCATTTATTAATTTTTTGTTTTAAGAAATTCAAATTATCTAATAGTCGTTTTTTATCATGATTGTGTTTAGGATCATCAATAATTTCTTCTATTAGTTTTATTCCTTCATCATATCTATCTGTCCAATAACAAGCTACTGATAATTCATCATTTACATATTTTCCATAGTTAAACTCATTTATGAATAGTAAATATTTTTGTTTAGCTAACTCTACATCTTTAGATTGAGCTTGTTTAAGATATTGATATGCTTTTTCTGATTGTTTTTTATTATTAAAATAATTGCCTAAAATAAAATATGGTTCTGCTCTATCTGGATGTATATTGATAGCTTTTTTCATTTCATATTCTATCAAATTAGAATCACCTTCTATTTTAATATAACAATTGGCTATCCTCATTTGAGCTTCAAAATGTTCTTCAATCCAACTATCTTTCATTTTAGTATATAACCTATACCACTTAATTGCTTCTTCAAACATTCCATAATCCATATAACTCTGAGCTGTATAAAAAACAGATCGAAGATTTAAATCATCTGGATCATCAAATAAAGTGTCAAAAAATTGTTTTTTGAGTTTCTTAGCATCTTTAAGATATTTTTCTGGATCTGCTTTTCTAGCTCCTATATCTTCAGATGAAACATAAAAATCATAATAGGTTAAGTCACCTGTTGTAAAATAAGGATTATCTATAGTTTTAATAACTGTATGAGCTACACTACAAAATTTCCATAAACGTTTAGCATTAAATAAAGTAAATGCTTTATAATTAGTTGTACCTCTTTTTACATTAGCTAGATAAACATCATGACCAACATCTTGTTGAGTGAATTTAAACTCACCAATTAGAGGATCATCAGCATCAATTTGTAAAATGTAATCTGCTTTATATTGAGCTCGTTTCATTAACAAGCTCTTATTATAACCAAAATCTTTGAACTCATCAATGTGGAGTTCTCCTGGTATGTTTTTTTCTTTAAAAAACTCAGTAATTATTTCTCTAGTATTATCTGTAGAGCCAGTGTCACATATAACCCAGTAACTTATATACTTGTATACAGATTCTAAGGTTCTTTTAATGATGTGAGATTCATTTTTGCAAATAGTAGCAAAACAAATAGTTGGATTTGTCATAACAATTTTTAAGTATCAATCAAATGTCGAAGAAGAATAAATGGAACAGTCTAGCATTTTCTAGAGCATCACCAAAATATTCTGTTGCTGAGTGTAATCTTTTAGCATCAAACATAACTAAACGATTATATACATTTGCTATTCTATCTACTTCTTCCCAAGTTGATTTGTCATAGAAGTTTAACTCATTGCTTACACCTTTAAATGTTTTCTGATATAGTTCTCCTGTTTCTCCATTATCAAAACGAGTAGCTCCTGTTAATTTACTTCTATAAGAGGCAGTACCTGTTTGTAATGGAGCATCTGGTGTGAGATATACCATTGCTGCATAATTCTGAGTATCAATATGATATACAACACGGTCATGTGAAGTACAATATTGAAATTTACCATTTGCATATGTTGGGTAATTCCAATTAAGAACTGGTCTACCTAAAAGTTCTTCAAACTTTTCTTTTGTACCTTCTAATATAAAACGATTTAAACTTCTTCTTCCTGTATGATATGTTGAAAAATCAAATTCTATGTTTTTTATGACATAATCTCTGATTGCGTCAGGATCATTATAGAAATTATCTACAACAATTAAACTTTTTGGAGCATTTGTAAATCCTGATTTTATGATAAACCAAGATTCAAGACTGCCAATATTATTTGTTATTTCATTTTTTGAAATAACACTTATTGGTTTTTTAATATTATCTTCACTTATAGTAAAACTAAAACCTAAAATATCAAAAGATGGATAAACTGCTTTTACATCAGGTCTGTTAATAATACTATATTTAATGTCTTGATCACCTAACAATAAACTAGTAATTTCTGATGTTTTATGAGAAATCCAACCTGTGACTTTATAAGTATTTCCTAATGGTTGAATTGAATCAATATACCATAGTATATTTTCATTATTAGATTCATGAGCCATAACTTATTATTTTTTATTAAGGAGCTGGTGTTGGATTCACTGAACCAGTTGACCATGGTAATGGGACTGGTACGTATTGTGGATTAACTTGATTACTAATTTGTTTTTGAATTTGTTGCTGCATATGTGGTTGAGCACTAACAGTTACAACTTCTAACCAATCAATAACTTCTTCCTCAGTTAAATCTTCAAATGGAATAAAACTTCCAGATGGAGTAGGCATTGGAGTAGCACCCATGAATGATCCACTGTATCCATTTTCATTTACTCCTTTATAATTATATCTAACAAGAGTTACAACATCATTATGATCATCGCTTCCAGTTGGAGCAATTTCTAATTGTGTAATACTAAATGTGTAAGTTAAAGACATTTTTTATTTATTTTATAGTTATAAATATTTTAAAATTATTCAGGTTTTACAAGTTTGAAAAAAGTAGTGTAAATACCCTCAGTTTCAATACCATCAAAATCAGATAGTTTAAATTCTTTATACTCAATGGTTTTTTCATCTTGAAGAAATTTATCAAATTCTTTTTCAAATTCTATAACTTTAGGATTAATATCACCTGATATGATTTTTCCTTCTTCATTTTTTACAGTGTTGATAAAACGTGAGAGAAAAATACCTCCATTTGTATCAGTTTCACCATATTTTTTTATTAATTCTTCTTTTACTTTATCAATTTTTTCTCTTTCTTCATCAATAGTTTTAGCTAATTCTGTCATCCAGTATTTAGTACTTAATTTTAGTTTTTCACCTAATATACCTTTTGAAATAATCTCACCAGTTTGATTATTTATAAAACCATTTAATTCACCATGTAGTGCATAAATTTCATGTAACTTTAATATAACTTTTTTCACGTTTACTTTTTATTATATATGAATATATGTTAGTTTTATTTAATAGCCAAATTTTATCTTAAAATTAGATATTATTTATAAATGCTTTAGCTTCAGCTAAAACAGCATTAAAAGCTGTTTCATCACTAGGAGTTAAACTTCCGCTATTAGCCATATTAATCATATTATTAACATAGTTAACATCAGTTATATGTCCAATAAATTTATGTACTCCTAAATTACGTACATTAGTAGCTACTTTATTTTCTTCATCAATTCTGATGAGTGCCTGATCAGGTCTTAAATAATATTTTATCATAAATTAAAAATTTTAACAATTAGCGCTTGTTAGTTGACTGCCTTCAATAAATGTTTGGTTTCCACTAGTTCCTGGAGATATACTAACGAAGGAATAACTATAGTTTTCTCCCATACAGTCTATAAGTCCTCCAGGATATACATTAGTAGTATTACAAGTGGAGTTTTGGTATATAGTTACTTGTCCAAAAGCATATCCACCTAAGTCTCCATACCAAAATATATCTACAAATACATTAGTATTAACCGCTGGAGTTAAGCCTGAGACATTGGCTGAGAAGATATAGGATCCATAACAAATCATAGAACTAGGAAGCCAATAATCTATATATACATCTACTGCAGCTGGTGTAGGTGTAGGTGTTGGGGTAGGTGTAGGTGTTGGGGTAGGCGTTGGAGTAGGAGTAGATGTTGGATAATTATAATAATCACCAGCACAATATCCTCTACCACTCACAGAATTAAAGTTATCCATACAATAACTTCCTCCTGTTGCAGCTTGAATATCAGACCAACATATTTGTCCAGAACTTGGTGTTGCCATTTAATTATTTGTTTAATAAAGCTTTTAATTCATCAATTTGTTGTTGCTGTTCTTTAATCGCTTCAATTAATACACCTACTATATTACCATATGCTACACTATATTCATCTACATCAGCAGCGTATGTAACTACTTCAGGTAATATTTCATTTATTTCTTGTGCGATAACCCCTGTTTGTTTTCTCTTAGTTTCATCATCTGTTCTGTTATAATAAACACCTCTCATTTTATTTACTTTGTCTAAGGCGTTATCTATAGTTTTAATATTTTCTTTTTTGCGAACATCTGAGTAAGCGCATATATTACCTGTAGAATAAATAGCTCCACTCACATATAATCTATAAGAAGCAGAAGTAGATGATGCACCAATACCCATACATCCATTACCTTGGCTCCAATACCAGTGCCAATCTCCTCTTGTTTGTCCATAACTACCACCATTTCCTCCACTTGACCACATATATCCTTGAATCCAGTTGCCTGGATCAAGAACCATCCATCCATTATATCCATTAGGTCCATTACCATATGTACAAGCATTACCATAAGATGCTCCTTGTGGTGTTGGTGGTCTTATACCATATCCGTATGAATTCCAATATAAACCACCAGCACCATTTAAATAATACCAATCGTTTACATATAAAGTATTAAGATTAGAACTACTTGCTGGATCACAATAATATCCTGTATTACTATAATCATACATTATAGTAGGTCTAATACCTCCACTACCTGGTATTTGAATTGTATTACTACCCTCACCCATATACATTGTCATAGATGAGTTATTACCATACCAGTGTTGTGCTTCAACTACATATGCTGTGAAGTCCCAACGTGGGTTATTATTTACATTACCAATTAATTTAAGACTACTAAGTACTGACAAACCAGCTGGGTCAGTGTAATATCCTGTATTAGCTGAATCATAAAAAATAGGAGCTCTAAATGAACTAGCTACCCAGTTATTACCTGACATATCAAGTTCCCATCTATTAGCACTAGCAGACCATCCACCAATACGCATCACATTATCAGCATCTAATCCCATATTCACAGCATATTGACTTCCCTTATGGAATGACATAAATGCTGAGTTATTACTATCTGAATAGGCTTGTAAAGGTGGGTTAGATAAACTACCTAAATATCCACCAAGATTACTTCTAAAGTAGTTAATACCAGTCCATGTGTTAGTATTACCTAAGATAGTAGCTCCAGATGCACCTTGGGCACCTTGTGCTCCTTGGGCACCTTGAGGTCCAACTGCGCCTTGAGCACCTTGGGCTCCTTGTCCTCCTTGGGCTCCTTGTCCTCCTTGGGCTCCTTGAGCGCCTTGAGGTCCAACTGCACCTTGGGCACCTTGAGCACCTTGGGCACCTTGAGCGCCTTGAGGGCCGACAGCGCCTTGTGCGCCTTGAGCACCTTGTCCTCCTTGGGCTCCTTGAGCGCCTTGTCCTCCTTGAGCCCCTTGTGGGCCTGTAGCGCCTTGAACACCCTGAGCACCCTGAGCACCCTGAGCACCCTGAGCTCCCTGAGGGCCAGCAACTGTATTATATCCTATTGTTTTAGTTGATGTATTGAAAGTTACAACTGTTGTGTCACCTGTAGACGATAGTGAAGGCATCTTAATTGAACCACTCAGTTGTAATTGACCTCCTGAACCAGAAACTACAATAGCTTCTGATCCAAATTTACCAATTTTAACTGTGTTGTCAGCAAACGCTTCAATTACAGGAACACCTGCTATTGTGTTAGCTGAGAATATTGAGTTAGATAAATCATCTGTTATTTCAAATAATCTACCATTAGCTCCATCTACTGAAAATATTGTTGTGTTTGATACTGATCCTGATCCTCTAAAGTTAGCTACATCGGCTGTACCTGATACTATTAATTTAGAACCATCAAATGTCATAAATGCCTCAGCATTGATAGTAGATGAGTTAACTGAAGTTAATACTCTATTATCACCTGGGTTTGTATAAGAAGTTATACCAGCATTTGGGCCAGTAGCACCTTGGGCTCCTTGAGCACCTTGAGCGCCTTGAGCACCTTGAGGTCCAACTGCGCCTTGTGCGCCTTGAGCACCTTGTCCTCCTTGGGCTCCTTGAGCCCCTTGTGGGCCTGTAGCTCCTTGGGCACCTTGTATACCTTGAGCTCCTTGTCCTCCTTGAATACCTTGAGCGCCTTGGGCTCCTTGTATACCTTGAGCTCCTTGTCCTCCTTGAATACCTTGAGCGCCTTGGGCTCCTTGAGGCCCAACAGCACCTTGAGCACCTTGAGGACCTGTTGCTCCTTGGGCTCCTTGAGCACCAATACCTTGGGCGCCTTGAGCACCTTGTGGTCCAACAGCACCTTGAGCTCCTTGAGGACCTGTTGCTCCTTGAGCACCTTGAGGACCTGTAGCGCCTTGAGCACCTTGGGCACCTTGAGGGCCTATAGCACCCTTAGCTCCTTTTGGACCAGCTACAGTATTAAATCCTATTGTTTTTGTTGTTGTATTAAATGTCACTACAGTAGTGTCACTAGTAGATGCTAATGAAGGCATTGCTATTGAACCACTTAACTGTAATTGTCCTCCTGAGCCAGAAACTACAATTGCTTCAGCTCCATATTTACCTATCTTAACTGTATTATCTGAGAATGCTTCAATCACAGGCAATCCACCAGCTGTATTTACACTGAATAATGAGCCTGTTAAGCTGTCATCTACTTGGAATAATCTACCTACTGTACCATCAACAGAAAATACTGCTGAACCACTACCACGCAATGAAGCAGCTAATGATGAACCTGATTGTATTAATGAACCTGTTATTTTTAAAGTAGAGCCATCAAATGTGAAGTTAGTTTCACCGTTTATAGTTGTTGAGTCAACAGAGGTAATTACTCTGTTGTCACCAGGATTTGTATATGATAAAATTCCAGCATTTGGTCCTGCAGCACCTTGAGCTCCTTGTGCTCCTTGAATACCTTGAGAGCCTTGGGCTCCTTGTATACCTTGTATACCTTGACTACCTTGGGCACCTTGAATACCTTGGGCACCTTGAGCACCTTGAGGTCCTGTAGCGCCTTGAGCGCCTTGTGGGCCTGTAGCTCCTTGAGCACCTTGTGGGCCAGTTGCTCCTTGAGCACCTTGAGCACCCTGAGGTCCAACAGCTCCCTGTGCACCTTGTGGTCCAGTTGCACCTTGCGCACCTTGAGCGCCTTGGGCTCCTTGAGGACCTGTTGCTCCTTGAGCACCTTGGATACCCTGAATACCCTGAATACCTTGTGGTCCAACTGCACCTTGGGCACCTTGAGCTCCAGGATCACCTTGAATACCTTGAATACCTTGAGCACCTTGTGGTCCAACAGCGCCTTGGGTACCTTGCGCACCTTGGGCTCCTTGAGCACCTTGAGGACCTGTTGCTCCTTGAGCACCTTCAATACCCTGTATACCTTGGATACCCTGTATACCTTGAGGTCCTACAGCGCCTTGAGCACCTTGAGGGCCAGTTGCACCTTGGGCACCTGTTAAACTTAAATTTGATCTATATCTAAAGTTGCCTGAAGTATCAGTCACAACAATATTAGTTTCTGTTGTACCTTGAGGTATTGTAGGGACGGCTAAACTGCCGCTTATAGAAACTGAACCAGTAAACTGATGTGTGTTAGAAGGTACACTTCCAAATCTGGTAGATCCAGTTACAAAATCTCTAGACGAGGTGATATCCTGTACTAAAAGAGTTTGGGCAGTTATTGTACCTGTTATAAGCGCATTAGAGGCAGTAACATTACTGCCAATACTTAATGAGCCAGTTATTTGAGAGTTATCAAGCGCAATGATGCCATTGCGAGCAACAAATTCATTAGCCATATTCAATTACCTTAGTTCACTGTCCCCAAGGCAAGGGTTTGGTATAAATATTAAGATATTACATTAGTCACATCAGGATCTGACCATTCTGGTGTAGCTAGTATAGAAAGAATTTCCTCATATGTATAAGGTCCTTCTTTTGTAGTTAAGGCAGTTATTGATGATGGAATAATAGTGCCATCCCATTTAACAAATGTTTTTGTTTTATCTACTGATTTACGAACAGTATCAATTGATGTTTCTAATACTTGTGTAAAATCAATATCTGGTAATTCAGATACATTAAATATCATGAATTCTCTGTTTTCATAGTCTTGTAATTGTTCTACTAGCATGTTATTATTTTTATATTAAATTAAAGCGTGTTTTTTGAGCTTCATAATTTTGAATTATTTCAGGTGTTGATAAAGCTTTATTATACATTAGAATACTAGATATATTCATCGCTGTAGCAAAAGATGAATCATTTCTAGCTCCAAAAGCTATAGCTTGAGATGTAGCTGGTATGCTCCAATCTGATATAGTCACTTGCCACATTATAATAGCATTATTCCAATATAGAGAAAATGTAGTACCATTTTTAACTATAGTAGTTAATAACCATCTTCCTGTCACTGATCCAGCGTTAGTACCTAATCCATTATATTGAGTTCCAACTGATGGGGATTGATAAACAGATGATGGAGTGTCAATTCTAAAATATGGATTGACTAAATTTGTATTTCTATATCCTGTTAAAAAGTTTTTAGAACCAGCTTCAGACCACCACATTCCATCTAAATCACTACCATTAGCTGATCTAATATAGTGAAAAGATTGCCAGGTAAAGTTTGAAGTGTATAATGTTGTACTTCCTGGTATTGATATCCAGTCATTAGTACCATCTAAAACTACTAATCCTGAATTGTTTGGACTAAATGTAGGTCCATTAGTTAAAGTACTGTTAGTGTAAAATGGATTAAGATCAGTCCATGTTGTACCTGATCCAGGATATGAATTTTTATCAGCTGCATTTAGAGCTAATACTAATCCATCAGTTACTATTTTACCATTTGCGAATTGTGTTGCCATACTGGTATAAATATTATTTTAGTCCAAAGCGAGATTTTGTTGCGTTGTAGTTTTGTGTAAGTTCAGCAGCTGATAAAGCTCGGTTATATATTTTGAATACAGGCACTGTTCCTGCAAAATATCTACTTGGATCTAATATAAATCCTCTTCCTATATTTACATCTCCAAAAGTAGTAATATATCCATTTGGACTAGCTACATTACTATCTTGAATTACTCCGTTTTTATACGTATTAACTGTTCCAGAATTAAGAGTAAATACTGTGTGATAAAATCTATTTGCAAGTAAAGCTGATGGTGTTGTATAATTATATATTCCATTATTGGAAGTATTCCCAGACCAAACCCAGTTAAATGTATTATCTGAAAACTGTTCCATTCTTGGACCTACATTTCCAGTGTTTGGATTATAGGTACTATAATTCATATCATAGACGTTCTTATAGCTTTGAACAGCTGTAGAATAAAATACACATTCAATACTGTAAGCATTTCCAATAGTTCCTAAATTACCTAAACTAGTATAATCATCTACTCCATCAAATACAATACTTCCACCATTAGAAGAATTAAATGTTGGTCCATTTGTTAAAGTACCATTATACCCATTTCCACTCATATCAAACCATGTAGTACCAGATCCAGGATAAGAATTTCTATCACTAGCATCTAATGCTAATACTAATCCATCTCTCACTATTGTAGGTCCATTACTAAAAGCCATACTAAAACAATTTTTATATTTCTAATGTTGGCATACTACCTGATGTCCAAGCAGGTGTAGCTAATAAATCAAGCATTGGTTGATATTCATATTCTGAATATGATGAAGAATATATGTCTGGACGTCCATATACTCCTGCTTCTACTATATAATATACTGTTTGTCCTGTAGTAGCATTTATATAAGAGGCACTATATGAAGCTGTTATTTCTGTGGTATCATATTTTACAAATGTTTCTGTTTGATCTATTGATAGACGTAAAGTTGCTGAAGATATTTCTGCTACTTGACTAAAGTCAATTGAGTTAGTGACTGAGGTTGGTATTACTAACCAACGCCTGTTTGGGTATAAATTATCCATATTAAGGTAAATTATATCTTGTTTTATAATGGTTATAGTTTTGTTTCACTTCACCTGCTGATAAAGCTCTGTTATATACTTTAGCTACATATATATTACCTTTATAGTAATAACCTTGAAATGAGCCATTATCATATCTTCCAATACTAGCTGAGGATAATGAAGGCATTGCTGAAGTTAATCCACCTCCAGAATGCCATAAATTTCCATCTAAATAAATTTCCATCACACCTGTATTGGCATTTTTAGTACATACCCAATGGTGGTTTCCTAGATATTCTGATGAACTAGCTGCTTTATAAATCCTATTAAATGGTCTTCCAGCATCCCAATATACATTTCCATCACTCCAAGGCAAGTGTAAACTTAAATCTTGATTTCCTCCAGCTCCCCCTGCTATTATAGAATTAGGTTGAAGACCTCCATTCCAAGCAGCTATAAATTCAACTGTTATTTGATTTCCAGTTGGAATTGAATTTACATCTAAATTTAAATAGTCATCAGAACCATCAAATGTTAATTGAGGGTTAATAGCTGGAGTTGTAAACGGATTATTATTCACAGTCATAGTGCGACTAGCAGCTATATCTATTACCGCTTGAGATGTGCTTCTAGACCCATTTACAAATTGAGATATAGTTTGACTATTTAAATCCTCTCTAAATGGTCCTGCCCAGTATATTGTTACTGTTTGTCCTACTGATGTTGAAGCTGGATTTATAGCCCAGTATTTTCCATCTGATCTTGTTACTGTGTCATACCATAATACATATGCTCTATACCAACCATCTCCCATATCTTCATAATTACAGCATGTTTGCCAACCAGCAATATTTGAATAATGTGTGTAAATTGGACTACCACACATTGGAACAGTTGTTTTAAAAAATATAGAATGGCCTGTATAAACACCTCCTGTTCCTCCACCACCACCTGTCACAACACCTATGCCTGGATTGTTACATCCGCTTAGCCAAGAAGCACCTGACCCATCTAATGCTGTTAAGTCTTGTCTATAAACAGCGGCTCCTCTATATGTTTCACCTGTAGTATATAAATTTGAAGATACACTACCTGGAACGTTATTATATGTTGACATTCCATAATTTGCTAAAACATTTGATGTAGGTCGTCCTAAATAAGAATTTCTAGTATCTGCTACATCATAAGCAAATGTAAGTCCATTTGTTACAATACTACTATATCCTTGTGATACTCCCATAATTAATAATTAATTATCTATTTTTGTCCATAATGATGTTGCTAAAAGTTCTGTTATTTCTAAATATCCATATTCTGGATATATTGGAGAGTATATTGATGGTCTTCCATAAACTCCAGGTTCAACTATATAATTAACTAATTTATCTGTTTCTTGATCCCAATAAGATTGAGTATAAGAAGCAGTCACTACATTTATAGTATATTTTACAAAAGTTTCAGAACCATTAATTGATAAACGTAAAGTATTAATAGATGTTTCCTCAACCTCACTAAAATTAATTGATGAAGTTAATGTTGTTGGTATAACTAACCATCGTTTATTGTCTAAAATATCTTCCATTATGGTAAATTAAAACGTGATTTTAATTGATTATAATTATTTTGAATTTCTATTGATGATAAAGCTCTATTATACATTCTAACAGTAGATATTTTTTTAGAAGTAAATTCACTTCCCCATCCCCAACCAATATTCATAGCTTGAGTTCCCATATTTGTATTAAATCCACTTACTGAACCTTTAGATGTACCATTTAAATAAGCATATGCTATATTAGCTTGTCTTACTAAAACAACATGATTCCATTGGTTTAATGTTAATGTCCATCCTGATGTTGATCCATATGTTGTGAATGAAGGATCATAGTAATATATTACTCCATCACTCACATTAGCTTTTAAAGCAAAAGTATTTTGTAATGGTAAAGCTACCATATGAGTATAACTTGAAAAAGATTGAGGATATATCATCACCTCAAGTGTAAAATTTCCTGTTCCTAAAGCAAAATCAGAATTAGATGATATATTTACATAATCATCAGTACCATCAAATGATAAAGTACCTACATTGTCTTTAGTATATGATGTTCCATTAATAAGAGTTCCTACTTTTGGTACTTTAGTTGTACTTCTCCAACTATTTGTAGCCGCCGTTAATAAATCTTGTATTGAAGGTTCTGTTCCATCACATAAATCAATTCTTGGATCAAACCACTGTAAACGAGTTGTATTATCCCCACAATAATAATGATATGTTCTATGAAGAGTTTGAGTTGAGTTTGATAACCACCTAACATCTCCACCAATATTACAATAGTTTAAGTCACTATTTCTTCCATTTATAGTATAACGTCCAGTATCAGGATGTTTATTTCCTGAAATACCTGTTGTTCCTGCTGGGTAACAATGTCCTACAAGTAAATACCATTGGTTTTGAGTATAAGCTCCAGTGCCGTTACATTCCCAATATGGATTACCTTCATTAGCTCCATTATCTAATCTTTCAACTCCCCATGTTCCTCCAGTTCCGTATAATCCTAAATAAGATGTTCCTCCTGTTGAACTACTTGTTCTTTTTACCCAAACTGAAAATCTATATAATTTTGTATTATCTATATTATACCAATCTGTATTCCATCCTCCATCAGCATTTCCATCCCCAGATGGTCTAGACTCCCAAACAATAGCACTATTACCCCAAGGATCAGTTCCATTAACTCTTTCATTTTCATTTGTATTACCATTTTGACCATATCCTGTAGCACCTCCTGAACCTAAACCCCAAGTAGTCATATTCAGAAATGTGGAAAAAGGTAAAAAGGAATTTTTCCTATCACCTGCATCTAATGATAATATTAATCCATCTGTTGTTATATGTGGTCCTGATGATGATGGCATATTATTTTCCGAATCTTGTTTTTGTTAAGTTATAATTTCTTAAAACATCGTCTGCTGTAAAATATCTATTATATATTTTAGCTACAGCTATATTTCCAAGTAAATGATAATAAGCATCATTTGGATTATTTCCTATTTGAGTATTCATTCCGCTCCATATAGTTAATCCGGACCATGAAGCTCCTCCACCACTAGATGCTCTAACAACTCCATCAACATATATGTAAGCTCCAATACCATATCCTCTCGTACATACAACATGATGCCATTGGTTATCAAAACAATTTACTCCTGATGTACCTATAGATATTACGTATGTACCTGGGTATCCAGCATCTGTACTGTATAGATAGTAAGTTATATTTCCATCTCCATTAATATAAGATATTTGACCGTAGTCAGGGCATATTAATCCACCAATGCTTTTACCAGGTCCTAGTCCAGAACTTTTAACCCAAATTTCCCAAGTAGGATTAGGAATAGCACCTATTGTACTAGTAGGGGGAGCAAATATTAAATCATTTGTTCCATCTAATACCATAGTTCCTCTATTAGCAGAACTATACGTTATTCCATTGATTAATGAGCTGTTATTTCCTCTTCCACTAATATCAAACCACGTGGTACCTGATCCTGGATATGAATTTATATCAGCAGCATCTAATGATAGTATTAAACCATTTCTTATTATAGTAGGTCCATAATTCAATCCCATAACACTATTAATTTATAATTTAACTACTCTATATTTTCTACCTGTTGTATCAACATTTTGTAATTCAGTTGCTTCAGCTTGTGCTTCAGCTTCATTATTATACTGATGGACTGGATCTGTTGGGTTTAATTTTTCTACCCAAATCTGATCGTTTCCTGGAATGAATTGCATTTGTACTATATACATAATTTTTATTTTTATTACATGAATGTTGCTAATGATTTAATTCTCCATCCTGAACTATTAGTTTGAACGTTGAATTGTACTTGTCCTGATATTATTGATATTGAAGCAGTTACTGCTGTAGTATTACCTATATCTACTGTTGAGAAATCTGTAAATTCTGTTGTAGTACCATTCCAAGCTGCTATTACTTCACCAGCTCTTGTGTTACCACCATTTGATACGGTGTATTTAAAGAATGCTGATGTATAAGAGCCTGTATCTTGAGTAAATACATTATTTGATCCAGCAATTGATGATGCTACTGTAGCATAATCAGTTAATGTTTGATCAATAGTTAATGTACTTCCTACTACTAAATTTTGTGAATAAGATGCCGTTGCAGCGTTTGAAGCAGAAACAGCATTTAAAACATACGAAGCTGTTGTTGCAGTTCCAAGTAAAGATCCGGTAACACCACCTGCGAATGTTGTTGCACCTGCAAAGTAGTTTTTATCAAGAGATCCTGATTGGAAAATACCATATTTGTTAGTGATTTGAGAACTTACATCTGTAGTTCCAGTAATATCATCTATTAATAGACCAATATAATTTGTTACAGTACCACTAAATGATGGTAAAGCATATGATTGAAGTGGAGCATAAGCTCTAAATCCAGCTATTGTTGTTACGTTACCAGCACCTGAAAGGTTAATTCCAGCAGCATATGAAGATACCTTACCAGAAATACTTCCATTTCCACTTTTACCAAATTGACCAAAGACTGCACTTGTAAACGATTTATCTGATGGTGTAAACGTTCCAGTAGTTGCTGAGTAGCCTAATACTCCATACACACCAACATTAGCATATTGGTTTGATTCTGTACCGGTGGTTGTGAGATTAAGTCCAGATAATAAAGAATATTTAGTTGTATTTAAAGTACTGTTAGTGTTGGCTACAGATACATCCCCACTTACTTGTAATTTGTGTGTTGGAGAAATATCATTAATACCAATACCACTAGCATTTTCATACATCATGCTGCTACTTAAAGTATTATCCCCAGTAAATTTAGGAATATAATTTGTAGCACCTACTATATTGTTTGAATATGAAGATGTTAGTGCATATGAAGCTGTTGTTGCGTTATCAGCATATGATGCTGAGGTAGCAAGTGATGAAGAAATAGAGTATGATGCTGTTCCGAATAATGATCCTGTAATACCATTTGTTACTCCTAATGAGCCCGTTACTTTAACTGCTTTAGTACCAGCACCAGCATAAAGATTAATGTCGCTAATGCTAGTGTATATTACTGTGTCTCCTATTCCTCCAAATCCTAAATTTACATTTTCTGTAAAAATACGGTTTGCTGAATTTCCAGTAGTAGGGTAAATGTCATTTACATATATTTCTTGTCCCTTAAGGAAAGAAGAACTTTCAGCGTATGATGCACTAATAGCATATGAAGAACTAATAGTATATGAAGAACTTTCAGCGTATGATGCACTAATAGCATATGATGCACTAATAGCATATGATGCACTAATAGCATATGAAGAACTTTCAGCGTATGAAGCACTCATTGCATATGATGCGCTTATTGCGTAAGAAGAGCTAATTGCATGTGATGATGTTGTAGCAAATGAAGCACTTACTGCATTTAATACATAAGATGCTGATTGGGCATTTTGTACAAATGAGGCAGTTGATGCAAACGAACTTGATACTGCATTTAATACATAAGATGCTGTAGTTGCAAATGAAGCACTAGTAGCATTTAACGGGGTTCCATTAATCCAAAGTCCACTACTATAAATTAATGCTTGACCATTTGATGGAGTAGTAATATTAACATCAGCTAAATCATTTAAATTAATAGCTGCAGCACTAGCACCACCAGAACCTCCTACTGAGTTTCTAAATAGGCCTGATTGAATGATAGCGTTTGTTGATCCACTTACTGCTAAGTTAGTATTACCCGCTCCACCTTCCATTACTAAGTAACCAGCAAACACGTAAGCGTTTTTAGTTACATCACTTTCTTCAAAATCATCTGTTGATATAGCTCCTATAGCATCAAGATAAGTAGCATATATTGTTTGACCATAATAAATGTGAGATCTACCTGAAACTGGGTTTACAAATACACGTTGAATTGACCAGTTACTATTTCCAACAGTTTGTAAAGTTCCAGATCCATTATCCCATTGGGTTGGGTCAACTGCTGTATAATAAGATCCTCCATTATTATCAAAATCATATCCTGAACCTGAGCGATATATTCGGATAATACTTGAGGTTAAGTATGTAGATGAATTATAGATACTTGGTAAATCAGGAGAGTATTGATAAAATCCTCCTAAATTATATGATGTACCTGATCCAATATTAATACTTAAAGAACCTGGTTGAGGGGTAATAGTAAGACCACTTACTTTTAAAGGTCCAAAAGCTCTAACAAACTCACCTAATTGTGAAGATTGATCATAAGAGGTAACCATATTATTACCTACACCAGTAATAGTAGAGCTATTAGCTCCATAATGTGATACCCTACCTATAGGAATAAGCTCATGATATTGTTCAGCAGTAAAGAAAGATGTTTGTTGTTGTAAACTACCAGTAGCATCAATATAAACATATGTGTTTTGAGATCCTGTATTTGCAATACTTTGAGTAGTAGCATTCCAGGTAACATATGTAATAATAGGATTAATCTCAGATGATGTTACAGCATTGTGATTTACAATAATACCTGAACCTGAGGTGAGGTAGAAGAAACTTCCAGAATATGATAACACACCACCATACAATACTCCGGTATTTAACATACCCTCTAGCCACTTAAACTTAACTAAACTATTATTTTGACGATAATATAAATCAAATCCAGTTTGTGTATTAGAACCAGAAGTAAATAGATATGATGCTGTAACATTAGCGTTACCTGGATCTTGCCCTGGGTCTAATCTTAAATGTCCTTGTAAAGTAAAATTAGCACTAGCATTAGCTGATCCTGATATAATTACACTACCTGATAATGTAGTAGTACCTAATAATGTATTATTACCTACTTGAGTAGTAGAACCACTTACATTTAAACTACCTGTTAATGTAGTTGAACCTACTAATGTGTTTGAGCCAGTAGTAAATAAACTACCAGTTACTGTTTGGTTACCTATAAAGATATTTGAACCAGTAGTAGCAAATGTAGAACTATCTTTACCATCTAATAAGTCAGCATTTAATGCATAAGATGCTGATGTAGCATTAAGTGCATAAGAAGCACTTGTAGCATTATTAGCCCAACTAGCAGTTCCAAATAAAGATCCGGTTATACCAGCTGTTACATTTAATGAACCAGTTAAATTTATATTACCTATTTGTGTTGTTGATCCAGTTATGTTTAAGGAACCTGTTACTGTTAGTCCACTTGTAGTAATGTTATCAGCATTGATGTATTGAAACTGAGATATTGTTGCTAGTGGGCCTCCAGTACCAGATAAAGAAGCAAGTGTTGATGCTGGTTTGTTGTATATAACGTTTTTTATTGAATAGAATCCATTTGCTGTTATAGCTGCGTGAGATGTTAATAAACTATTATACACGTTACAACTTTCTAAAACTAATACACTTCCAGCGGCTGTTGTTAGGGCTGTAGAGGTAGCTCCGGATGTTAGAGAGCTAATAGTAGATCGAGTTATTGTTAAAGCTCCAGCAGTTAAAGTTGGTGTTATAGCTTGATTGCAACTAATTACGTATACAGCAGCAGACGCATTATTAACTGTTAAAGGATATAGGAAGCAATTTTCAAAAATTACTCCAGACGATGCCGGGCCTACTACTTGGATGCCCGATGTGCATTGTAGAGATGTATTTTGTACTTCTAAATAACCACTACCTGATACTGTCATTTGTTTATCTACAGCGCAATCATTTATATAAACAGGAGCAGATGAACTAACTATTAAATTAGTCATTTTAAGACCTGACATACGGGTAGCAGCTGATACAGTTACTGATCCTGATATAAG